TATTGAAGTGGTTGCAGAAGATGGAACTAAATCTCCAGCACCAGATGGTACTCACGAACTTGCTCTAAAAGATTCTGAAGGAGTTGAAACTCTTATCAAAGTAATCTCTAAAGACGGTGTAATCGTAGAAAGAGAAAACGTAGAATTAGCAGAAGTACCAGTAGAAAAGATTCCTCAATCAGGCAACGAAGATAAAGAAAACGTAATGCCAGATTCTGAAGGACAAGTAAAAGATGGAACACAAGGTTCAGTTAAAGCAGCAGAAGAGACTGTAACTGAAGAACCAATTCCACAAGATGAAACTCCAATCGGAGAAGGTGCAGAGGAAGAAATGACTTACACTAAATTAGCATATAGAATTTCAGAAATGGAAAAGAAAATAGCTAAGATGGAAGAGGCAATGGTCCCACCAACAGATGAAGAAGTAGTTGAGGAAGAAGAAGGTATCGAAATGAAAAAAGAAGAAGAAGAAGAGTTACCAAAATTAGATGGTGCTCCAACTGATTCAGCTCAAAAGTTCTCATCACAAACTAACAATAAAAACTTTGGTAAGAATAAATCAGATTTTCAATCTACATTCTTATCTAAACTTTATAAATAAAATTATTTAATTTCAAAAAGAAAAAAACAATGAACAAAATTCAAAAATTCGCAAACCCAACTATCTCTGGCGGAACATACGCAGGAGAGGCAGCATCGGGATACATCGCAGCAGCGTTGTTAAGTGCAAACACATTGGATAAGAAATTGGTTACTATCATGCCAAACGTGAAGTACAAATCAGTTATCCAGAAAATCGCAGTTGCTAACTTAGTTAACGCAGCATCTTGTGATTTCGTAACAAACTCAGGTTCAGTAACAATCTCTGAACAAGTCCTAACTCCAGCAGAGTTACAAGTAAACGTACAATTATGTAAGCAAGATTTCTTAAACTCATGGGAAGCCTTAAACTTAGGTTTTTCTGCGTTTGATGAGATTCCAAAATCATTCAATGATTACTTAGTATCTTACATTGGTGGTAAAGTTGCAGAAGCAACAGAAACAAACATCTGGCAAGGTTTAGCATCAACTGGAACTTTCAATGGTTTTGAAAACTTATTCTCTGCATCAGTTGCAGCAGGTGGAGTTTTACCAGCAAGAGTATCAGGTGGTTCTTCAGCTATCATCTCAGGTTCAGTTACCTCAGCAAACATTATCGCTAAATTCGATTCTATCGTACAAACAATTCCAACAACAGTTTATGGTAAACAAGATTTAGTTTTATATGTTGGTACAAACGTAGCAAGAGCATGGCAACAAGCAACTTCTGGTGTATCAACTACAGCAGGTACAACAGTTACTGGTGTTGCAGCAAGTGGTTACCAAAACCAATTTGTTATCGGAGAAAAACCTTACAACTACAATGGTATAGACGTTGTTCTTTGTCCAGGTATGAGTGATAACAAAATTGTAGCAGCACAAAAATCAAACTTGTTCTTCGGGACCGGGTTGTTAGCAGATTACAATCAAGTAAAAGTAATCGATATGGCAGACATCGACGGTTCTCAGAACTATCGTATCATCATGAGATTTACTTCAGGTGTTCAGTTCGGTATCGGTTCTGATATTGTATACTACGGAGCATACTAATAAAATATAACAAGGGTGGGGAGTATCTTAAAACAGAAACTCACCCTTTTTAATAACTTAAAATAAAAAACAACAGCTATGGCACTAACAGGATTAAATTGTCAAGTATCAAAAGGTAGAAATGAGGTTTGTAAAGAATCGGTAGGTGGACTTGCAGGAGTTTATTTTATCAATTACACAACAGGCTCATTCACTAAAAATGGTGATGGCGAACTAACAGCAATTCCTTCAGGTAGTACTTTGTATTATTATGAATTAAAAGGAACAAGTGCGTATACTGAAACAGTTAATACGTCAAGAGAAAATGGTACAACCTTCTTCTCTCAAGAATTAACATTGAACTTAAAGAAGTTAACTAATGAAATGACTACACAATTGAAGTTGATGGCTTATGGCCGTCCTCAAATCATCTTGTGGACATTGAATGGTGAAGCACTTTTAGCAGGAGAAAAAGAAGGATGTGATGTGACTGCAGGAACAATTCAAACCGGTGGAGCATTGGGTGACCTTTATGGTTATTCAGTTACTTTCCAGGGGCAAGAAAAGTTACCAGCTTCATTCATATCAGGCTCAACTACAACAACAGCTATTCCAACTTCTGTTTTAAATGGTAATACAATCGTATACGGAAGTAACTAACTCTCAGTATAACACAATAATAAGAAGGTATCCTATATGGATACCTTTTTTTGTTTTAAGTATTTATACGAAAATGAGTGTTATTATTACTAAACACATAGATAATGCTGGCCTATTATATCTCTCAATCCAACTCATACACTATTAGAACTGAACCAACGGGTTCTAACTCATTTACTATGAGTTTAACTGATATGATGGGTTTAAATTCTTTTACTGCATCTCTAACATCTGCATCATATTCTGGTTATGAAAGCTATTTAGCTTTCACTGCAAGTATAAGTGGAGCAGTGGTTGGTAGTGAGTATAGAGCAATTCTATATAACTCTGCTGATACAATATGGCATGGTTCGGTACAAGTCTACCATTCTCAATCAATTGATAAATCAGTTTATGAGAATCAGATTCCTTTGGATGGTGATGAAGTATCTCATGTCTCAGAAAACAAATATGTAATATACAACTAATATGAATAAAAAACAAAACTTTGCAATCATAAATGTTAACAATAACCAATTACCGGTTATCAATGAAGACACAAAAACCCGTTACTCATGGGTGCCTTTTGGTGTTTATGGCCAAGATGATTTCTTCGATGCGGTAATATCTGCATTTAACGTATCTACATCTAACGCTGCATGTATCGAAGGTATTGCAGATTTAATCTACGGAAAGGGTTTATATTCTAATAGTGCAGGATTCGATAAAGTACTACAAAAGTTAATTCCACAAGAGGAAGTTAAGAGAGTAGCATTTGATTTAAAACTTTATGGTAATGCAGCATTCCAAGTCTATTGGAACGATGACCATACAAAGGTAATTAAGTTTTACCATGTCCCAGCACAAACACTAAGAGCTGAAAAGATTGGTAATAATCCTAAGATAGAAAATTATTATTATTGTACTGATTGGAATGACCAAAGAAAGATAAAGGATAAAAAGAAATTACCAGCATTTGGTTGTTCTAATGAAAAAGTAGAATTACTTTGGATTAAGAACTACTGCCCTGGTCTATATTATTATTCTCTACCAGATTGGATTTCAGCAATGCAATTAGCAATATCTGATGGTGAGATAAGTAACTTACATTTTAATAACATCACTAATGGTTTCTTACCTGCAGTAATGATTAACTTTAATAATGGAGTTCCTGCACCGGAAGAAAGACAAACCATAGAGGATTTAGTTCAAGCAAAGTTTACTGGTACTGATAACGCAGGTCGTTTCATGTTATCATTTAACGATTCTGTTGAAACTAAGCCCAGTATAGATACAATACAAATTGATAACTTACATGAGAAGTATGAGTATGTTGCTGATTATATTCAAGACAGAATATTAGTAGCTCATAGAGTTACCTCTCCTCTCCTTTTTGGTATAAGAAGTAAGACAACAGGTTTTAGTTCTCAATCAGAAGAGATGCAAACAGCATTCTCAATCATGCAAACAATGACTATCTCTCCATTCCAAAACCTTATTCTAAATGCTTTAGATGCAGCATTGACTGAGGGTGGTTATGAAGATACGGAATTATACTTTGACCAATTAACTCCATTAGCTATTCTATCTCAACAAGCAGAAGATACTGATAAGACAGTTGGAGAAGTTGCAGATGAAACGAATAAAGAAATGGAAAACCCTGCAACTACGGAAGATAGTGGAGATGCGACTGTTGAAGATGCACTTCCTACTACAATGGGTAGGGCATTCTTTAGTAGAGAATATGAAATGTATGATAATAATGGAAAACTTTTAAACTAAGAATATATGGCGTACGCACTTTTTATAAACCGAAACGATATTATTAAGAACTCTCCACTACAAGGGGCAATAGATGCAGATGCACTCCTACCCTTCGTAAGAACGAGTCAGGATAAATACTTAAAGAATCTTTTAGGAACTGTCCTATTTGATTACTTACAAGACCAAATTCTAGCCAATACGGTCGGTTCTCTTTCTGCATATTATCAAGACCTTTTAGATGACCATATTAAGAACTGCTTGATATGGTATGCTTGTGTGGAATACATCCCCTTCAGCAGTGTCCAATTCAAATCGAATGGTGCAGTGAAACAACAGAGTGAACAGGGAATAGCACCTTCTAAATCAGAAATAGATTATCTTCTTAATAAGGCTCTTAATAACGCGGATTACTATGCATTAAGATTACAAAACTATTTAGTTGCGTATTCTCAATATATTCCTCAGTACAATCAATCAGTTGGTAATCAAACTCAAATATATCCAGACCAAAGTAATCAATACTTCGGCGGTATACAATTGTAAACTATGGCAGCAATTATTAATAATACAAATGTAAACTACACTTTATAT